TCACTTTCCCCTGCCTTGTAAGCAGGTACGACCATTCCTGGCTCTGTTTGCGTATCAAAGTTGATTATCTCACCTTCAGGTAACGCTTTGTGTTCATCTCCGTCTATTTGTTTCATAATATCTCCAATTTGATTCGGTTTAACCACGTTGACTGTAATCTGCTTAACCACATCTCCTTCATGAGCAACCTCAGTCTTCTCTATATACCCTCTTCTCTTGCCTCTAGTCTTCAGTAAGAACATGGTCGCTAAGGTATCACCCCTAGCAATCCTCTCCATTAGCTTTTGTTCACCAAAGTCAAGCATTATCTCCTCAGGCTCGATTTCAGCCAACCTCTTAGCAAACTCAGGATCATCCTTCAACCAAGTCTTATACTGCGTCCTACCGACTCCAGAAGCCTCACATGATATGGTGATATTGCCAAAGTTCTCTTTATAGGCGATAATAAAAGCCTCTTTAGCTATTTCTTTGAATTGTGCGTTCATATTATCTATTCTTTGTTGGTGTGCGTATTGAAATAATAGTAGCTACTTTCTTCTCTAGGTTCTCATGACCAACCCACTTGCCACAATTAGTACATTCAAACTGAGTTTCTTTTACTTGACTAAACCACACGTATCCTTCGGTAACTGTACCGCATTTACACGTGTAATCCTTTTTACCATAAGTATCTTTCATGTCAAATGTTTAAAAATGTTAAAATCATTGTTTTATATCAGAATATTGGGGGGCACAAGGGGTAGCCATTTTGGATCACACGAATAAAAGGGCTAGGGGGTCACTACTAGCGTTTAGATACCCCAAAAATCGTTTATCTCATGCAATGCCTAATACTTTGTCGTGTAATTTTTTGACGGGCTTAAATTGGCTTAAAATGGCGTTTATATTCATTGGTTAATTAATGTGGTTGGTTAGGCGAAGTTAGGGATAATATTTAATGATTGGAAAGGCACTCAGAGGGGAAAAGTAAAAACACTAGCAAGTATTATATTAATACATAAACCACTAATTTAATTATAAGTATATTATATTACTAAGTAGTTTATACTATAATATAGTATATTATATTACATATTAAATTAGATATTTAACAATTGATACTAAAATACTTAGTAATTAAATATAAACGTTAACATAATTTTAACAAATAAAGTTTATTTATTTACAATTGTTTTAAATTGTTTTAATATCTTTATGTCCTATTAATAACATAAACAAAACAAAACATGGAAACATTTAGCACACTCTTACAAGTATTTCAACTTGTATTGTTTACCCTATTTATGGGAAACGTTGGACGTTTTATTATTCACCTTTTAATTAATGACGATGCAAACAGTTAGTTTATTTGAGCTTATTAGCTTATTCATTGGTTCAATCTTACTTTATGCCCTTGTTAAGACTATATGGCAAGAGTTAACACAATATAAATAACCTTTAACACTACAAACAAAAACACAATGAGAAACGTACTACCAACATCAGAACTTTGCCACAAGTGGGCAAACATTGAACAAGAAAGCGGACGCAACGCAAATGGGACAATGTTTTTTAATAAATCAACTATTTATAGTTATGGTCATCACTTTGCAATAGCAAAGCACATAGTAAACGAACAAGGGCAAAGGGCTGTTTTATTTACTCAAAGGGATTACAGCAATACAACAGCAAAGCATAAAAGCCACGTTTACATGAGTTGCAAAAATGATAATATTATTTATTGTTATGACCCAACAGGCACACACGAACAAAATTTTAAATATTGGGAGCAATTAGCCGAACAAGACGGCGCAAGTAAATTGGCAAAGGCTCGAAAGCCTGAAAAGTATTTAAATATATTATCTAACATTGAGACAAAAGCTAATATTTATGCGTCTTATTTTGGTATTGAATTACCTCAAACACTTAAAGCAATTTTAAGTATAAAAGACAAAAGCGAGTTTTTGGCGTTTGCTGATAAAAAAGCCGAATATATCAAAGCCGAACAAAAACAAAAGGAAACCGAACAAAAAAGAAAATTTAAAGAGGATATTAAAAAGTGGTTTAATCTTGAGACATCAAGACTTTACACAAATTACAAATATGACTTTTTGCGTATTAATGAAAATAGAATTGAGACAACTCAAGCCGTACAAATACCTCTTGAATTAGGCAAAAGATTGTATCAAAGTATAAAAAATAAATCTTTAAAGGTTGGCGATAAAGTTCTAAATTATAACGTTAACGAAATAGGAAAGGAAATAAAAATAGGTTGCCACACTTTTAAACAATCTTATCTCTTAAAGTTTGGGTCTAAATTGGCTTAAACTTTTAACCTTTGAACCCGTAGGGGTTATCTAGTTCGCTACTAGCAAAGGTTCTAATTATTCACTAAATCAATCAAACATGAGACAAATCAAGTTAGTATGGTCGACAGATGACGTATTAATCAAAGCTGACGAAATGAACATAGATTTAACAGAGTCTGACGCCGACACAATTTTAGAAACACTTGAGGAAAAACACGACGCCTCGATAGGTATTTGTTGGGACGTTATAGGTTGCTACATTGGGCAATATCATGACGACAGAAAGCAAAAAGAAAGCTTTTACAAATCTAAATCATGGTTAGAACACTTATCTCGTTAATTTAAGCCAATTTAAGACACTTTAAATACAAAGCAATGTAATGATATTAAAAACATATTAAACAAGCTAGAAACGTCTATAAATGGCGTTTAAATTGATTCTAGCATATTGTCAATATATGGCTATAAAGTCCATGTTTCAACATTAATGTTGTGCCATTGATTTTGCCATTTGAAGATCCTATGTCATGCCAAAAACCTGCCAAAAACCCTATGCAAAAACTCCCCAAAAACCCCACAAAAATCTTTGACAAAAACCTAACAAAAATTTGGTGGGACAAAAACTTTTAAATATTTTTAAACTTTAATACAAACAAAAAACCTAAAACATGAACACAAAATTCCACTTATTACTTGAACGAAGTGAGTACACATCGGACAATGACATCACAAAGTTAGAACCATTGTTACAAGAGTTCGCTAAATCAGAAGGGGAAAAAACCTTTTTTAAATCAGACATAGTATCAATCAATGATGCTAATGATTACATGAAAGAAGAACTTTGGATTGAGAACAATAAGTACAATGCCGAAGACGTTACTTTTATTCACTGGTACAACGAACAATTTTATATCATACAAACAAACTAAACAAATGAAACCACTTAAATCACAAATCAAAAAAGATGCTATTAAATTACTAGATGCATCTGTAGAAACAATTTTTAATACTTTACATAAAAAGTATGAAACATCTAGCGGTGACATATCACCATATCAACAATATTTACTTGATGATATTAAAGCACAATTAGTTGAAGTTTATAGTGACCAGGTTTTTCAAAACATAGACTTTACTAAAAAAGTGAATTTGGAAAAACTTACCAGAGATGAGTTAATGGAATTAGCTTACTCACTAGATTGGAACGGTAGCTGGGACATTGACGAGGAAGGTCAAACACCTATTACTAAAAATGAACTAATCGAATCAATAACAAATTTAATTTCACACCACTAAAATAAACAAAATGAAAAACACAAACAAAACAAAAAAAGTAGTAATTAGTACAAGAGCAGTATATCACAAATATGCTGAAGTAACAATCGAAGTACCTTCAAACATCAAAAACGAAGATGTAGACGAGTGGATTGCAAACAATGATAATTTTAGCGAAGAACTTGACCAAAAATTATCTACAGCAAAATTTGAATCTGGATTTGGACTTGAAGGCAATATGGATGAGATTGACCAGGAATTTGAAACAAGATTTGACATTTACAATAGTAAAGGTGTAATCACTTATGGAGGACATTGTTAAAATTTAAATATGAATATATTAGAACTATTCGCTGGGAGCAGGTCTATTGGCAAAGTAGCTGATAGACTTGCTTTTGACGTTTACTCAAGCGACATTGAGCAATTCGGTGGCATTGATTATGTTACCGACATCCTGGATTTTGACGTAACAAAAATCCCTTTTAAGCCAGACATAATCTGGGCATCTTGTCCATGTACTGCTTTCAGTGTGGCTGCCATTGGTAAGAACTGGACTAAGGTTGGCGATGACTACATCCCCAAAAACCCCAGAGCAGAGTTTGGTCTTAAACTCGTGCAAAAAACCCTTGAAATAATTGAGCATTTTAACCCCACCTATTTTTTTATAGAAAATCCAAGAGGGATGCTTAGAAAGATGCCTATAATGGCGAAGCTTCCAAGACAAGGCGTTACATATTGTCAATATGGAGATACAAGGATGAAGCCCACAGATATTTGGACTAACAGTACAAATTGGATTCCAAGACCAATGTGTAAAAATGGCGACCCATGTCATGTAGCTGCACCGAGAGGATCAAAAACTGGCACACAAGGTCTTAAAGGTGCTTATGAGAGAAGTAAGATTCCAGAAGACTTATGCTTTGAAATCTTAAAGTCTTGCATATAGCTTTAACAAAATATTAGCAAAAAACTTTCAAATATTTACAAAAACTTCCTAATTTTACATTCGACACAACCAAAACAAAAAACCCATGCACGAATTAATCACACTCAGTTATCAGATGAAGTGCGGTATTACTGGCACAATCATCGACAAAGGCGAACAAGCCTATTACAATCATCAGACAAAAACTTGCATACACCCTTTGGAATATGAGAGGAATATGCAACAAGCCAAGATAGGCGATCCAAAAACCTATTTTACTAGACACCAAAAACTTAACAAATAAAACATACAACACATGAAATTTGAATTCGTACAAGACACAGACTTAATTTTAGGTAGTACGATGTACTACACAAAGCAAGAAGGTATCATTATTAGTGGATCATTTAATAAGGATAAGGATGAAGCTTATGCCATCTTTGAAAAGCTAACTAATGGTTTGCCTTTAAGAATAACAGAAGTATTAGAAACAAAAACCTTACAAAAACCCTCACAAGAGGAATAAAACCAAAACCAATGTTGAAACTAACCCTAGAGCAAAAGAAAAAAGGTATTAAAGAAGAGTTTACCTATGTAAACAGTAATGGACGGATGTCAAAACAATACACCTACAAAGGGATGTATATCACATGGGATAATCAGATCCTACATGGCAAATGGTATTATTGGAGAGCAAGTTATTACGCTTCTTTAGATGCAGCAGTTCAAGGAATAGACAGACATATCAATCACTTTAAAACTAAATAAACAAATGCAAGAGATCACAGACTACAAGAGCCTATTTAAGTATGGCGACATGAAGAAGATTATGGAGATAACAGGCTATAGTCGTTACGTTATTGAGACAAGACTAAAAAACAATGATTATGAGATGACCGAGTTAATCAAAACATTCTATAACAAAAAACTCGAACTATTAAAAACACAAATCAATGATTACAGCGAAATATAGGACTCCAAGACAAAACCTATTTAAAAGAAAGATACACAATGTGGACCAGGATATAGTCAATAACATAGTAAAGCAAATATCTATTGTCACTAATTTACCTGAAAAAGTGATTACTAAAAAAGGTAGATATAGACCTCAGGTACTTGCTCGTAATATGTGCTTTTATATCCTTCATGTTCACTATAAACAAAAAGCCGCTCAGATAGCTCCTTATTTTAACAAGGATAGGACTACAGTTTTACATGGCATTAACACCTTTGTAAACGATATAGAGGTAGTACCTTACTATATGGAGCAATATCAGACAGTAAGAAGCAAAATAAAGATTCCTAAATTATATTCAGATAACTATTAAAACAAACACTATGCTATCAACATTCGCACACATGAACGAAACAGACAAAAAAATCTTTGTCGCTAAGATTATCCACAACATGAACTACAGCCAATCAAGTTTTGAAACTATGGAAGCTATAGTTAAAATGTGGGAACAATATCCAATCAAACAAGCAACCTTTTTTACACAATCAAATCAATTAACAAATGGAATTGCAAACAACTAACACACAAATTCAAGCTCCTAGTTACCAAATGGTCAACAAGGACTCTATGCTATCCTTATCTAACGAGCTTAAACGCTTTGTAAAGGATGCACACTTAGTATCTAACATCAAGGGTAAGGACTATTGTAACGTAGAAGCCTGGCAGATGGCTGGA